GCATCGGCTTTTCCCTGCTCTTTCATAATCTTTAATACATATTCTTTATTTGTCACGCTTCATTCACCCCCTCATTATAAGCCTGAGCCATACTGTCCCATATAGCATTAACATCTTCCGTTGTCGCATAATCACCGTCTGACGGTGTGGTTGGTGTGTCTGCTTTTCCTGTTGTGATATTGCTTTCAGGAAAGTCGCACGGAATAAACTCACCATTAATCAACTTACACGGAATAGGTATTGTGTTATATTGTTCTTCTGTCAATTCAATTTCTCTTTCATCGACAAAATCGGTATAGTTAATTCCCTTTGATGTGATTATATCGTTTTCTAAAGTCGCAACATATTTCATAACTTATACCCCTTTCTTTCCGTAAATGTAAAGAGTTCCTGTCAACTTAGAATAGGCTGTTGAATCGCTTGCGGAATTTGTTTCTGCATAGAATACAAGTGTATCGTTTTCGAAGTTTGTTGAGTCAAAATAACCCCTTGCATATCCTAAGCCGTTACTATCCTCAGAATATGAGCCGTTATTCTCGACTTTTATATCGCAACTTGGTATTATTCGCAATACCGCTTTTGATTTAAGTGGAAATGTTGCAGTAGCACCTGTTCCGTAATAGTTGTATCTTACAAAGTCAACGCCGTATGTAGTCGCCTGTTGGTCTTGGTCTCTACCAAGTATTCCTGCATATACAATCTTCCAATTTGTAGTAGCACTTGAAGTCGTTGCTGTTCCCTCAAATTTGAATACAATCTCGTCATAGTCAGTCCAATTAACGCCCGTTATATTCACCTTATAGTCGGTATATTTTGACGATGAGTGTTTTAATGATTCGAAAGATATGCTTTGAGTTTTTAAAAGCTTATAGCCGTTTGCTTCGGCTACATCATACGCCGATTTTACGGCTTTAGCACTTGCCGCCGTATCTGTCGCCGTGCTACTCACGCTATCGGTGATTTTTAAATGACCGTAATTGCTTGACGTACCTACACCGTATGTTGTGGAAGTGCTTGCGTGTGATGTCGGTGCTTTGCTGTTCCACGTTGTACGCTCTGCTGCCGTGATATGCCTTGTCGCATCGGCTAAATGAGATATAAGGTCAGTTATCGCCTTTTTTATCTTTCCAAACGCTACGCTTATTTTCTCGCCACTTGTAAGAGTTGCAAGTGTTGATGCTTCCGTATATGTCGGCGTTTGGTCGTTTGTCGCCACATTCGGGACACTTCCAAGACCAACTTGCGATGCTGTCACGCCGTGCGGATTGCTTTTGTTTGTCGTATGTGCAGAAACATCTTGCGACAGCGTTTTAAATTCGACACTTCCTGCATAGTCCATATCAGGCAAATATGCATCGTCAATTTTGCCGTCCTCATTCAACGGAACGACACCGCCTGCTTCGCCCTTTTCTGCTACTGTGATAAATGTATCACTACCGCTTATTTCTACCGTTACGTTTTCGGCGTTGCCTACCGCAAGAGACACGAAAACATTTTTTTCAATTCGTTCATCGCTACCGACAGGAATATAATCGCCTGCATCGCCTGCGTTTGAATAACAATACAGAATTTCGGTATTATCATTGCCCTTTGCATAAACGCCAAGCTCACGCCACCAAAACCCCGTAAGTATATCTAAATTGCTGAATACCGCCCCTATTTGATATGTGCTTGTACCAACTTGCTTTCCTGATGTTACGACACATTCAATTTTCGGGTTTACAAGTGCGGTCAATTTTGATATAGGTGTTGACAGTTCGCCGTCACCTAATACCATTTTTGTGAATGTCAAGTTGTCCGCCCCTGCTTGAACATTCGTCAAGAGGTTTAACCCTGCATCTGTTAATCGTAAATTCGTAAAATTCGCCAAATTTAACCCCCCTTACATTAAATATAAAGTCTTTCAGCGATATGCACGTTTCCGCCCAAATATGTATTCATATCAAGAGCCGTTTCAACGATTACCGCTTCCAAATGACTTCTTACATTTTGTGTGCTTGCAACAAGTTTTTCAAATTCCGCTACCATATTATCCGTCGCACTTACGTTCGTTGTATGCACCTTGAAATAAAATGGATTTCCGTCATAGTTAAACCATTCTTCAACATAGCCATTTCCAAATACGTCTGCTATAACCTTTTCAACGGCTGCAACCGTTCCACGCTGTCGGTGCGTTTGCAAGCAACTTTTAATAATATTTCTTTTCGCTGTAATATCAAGCGATGCAATGTATTCAGGGACGTTGAATTGCCACGCTAATTCGTCAAGCAAATCACCGTCAAGCTTATCTATTCTGCCGTATATGTTGCATTTCTCGATGTTCGGTATAACATACTCTTTCATTGTTTGATTTACGGCGTATGCGATACCCTGTGCCGTCTTATCTTGCTTCATATACTGTGGAAGAAATTCAAGAATGTCAATATCTTTAAGCTTCACAATATCACCCCGTCACATAAGTCTTTGTCACCGTTGAATAATACCACTAATACAAATTCACCTATTGACACGCTATCCGCCGAACGCCTGTAAAAAGGAAGTTCGGCGGTTGTTACGTTGTCATATTCAGGTAATATAATTTCAGCGGTATTATCAATCTTGTTTACTTTTGATACAATACCTTTAACTGTCATTACAATCACCTTATCCGTGATTACTCTGTAACGGTTTCAGCTTCGCCCTCTGCCATTACTTCGTGGTCGTTGTCACCACCACCGAAAATCTGATTTTCAGGGGCAGGCACTTCGCTTCTCGGGATTGCATAAATCTCTCTCGGATTTGCTTCAAAATCGTATGAAGCTGCCGCTACGCTGATTGAGCCGCCTGTGAAACCTAACGTAACATTACCTGTTTCGTTGAAATTCTCGTCATATTCAGGCATATCTAATTCTTTGTCGTGTATTACAAATCCATCAACAGGTGATATGACATATGTTAATAAATTTGTTAATTCAGCGTCACTATAATACGCTTGTTGTGTTGTATTCTCATAATATGGTGTTACATCTACTCGTGGCATATAACCACTCCTTTCCTTAATTAAATATTCCAACCCTTCCTCATAACATAATCTTGCCAATTTTCAAACCCCTCAGGTGGTGAAATTGTAGCGTTGAGATTATCCCATACGGCATCGGAGAATTTTACATAATAACTGTATTCATAGCTTGTACCCATCACGTCCATTATCGTTTCACAAATATGAGCCGCACATTTCGGGATAAGCGGTGCCATTTGTAAATATACTCCGCTTCGTATTGGCGACATAAAATATACCTCTTCCAAAGAAGTTGCATTTGTGAACGTATTTGCTTGTAGCTTGACTAATATTCCGTTATTATTATTCGGAGTATGACGAATACCCTCTATTTTTTTAAGATGTGGGCTTGCGAAAACACCGTTATTATCGCCGTTTGAAATTGTTATCACAGGCATTCGTGATATTTTTGCGTTGCTCAAAAAACCAACAAAGCCGACACAAAATGTCGTATTAAAAACAATTCCTTGCTCATTTAGTACTTCGACCATATCTAACGGTTCGTTCAATTCACCATTATTAAAATTGCTAAACATGTGAGTACAGGTCGTCGGAATAATATCATGTACAGGCTTAAAATTATTTTTATTCCACCATTTTTGTTGGAAAGCATTTGTGTAATCAGTACGATTTCCACGTTCTTGATACTCGTCCCAAAATTCTTTCCGTCCAGCTTTCTTGCCTACTTCATAGACCTTTTGCTCATTCTCAACGATTGTTTGTAGCTTTTCTGCTATGCTCATTCGCTGACACCCCCTATGAACGCTTCTTGACGTGCAATAGTTTCATCAAGTACAGCTTCAACATCGCCGAATTCCCCGTCAATGTAGGCTTTGATGTCGGCTTTATCTTCGTCCGTCCAATAGTCAACGCCTTTTTTTGGTGTATAGCCGTCTGTACCGTCTTTGCCGTCCTTACCCATAATTTTTACAGGCATCGGATTGTCAACACCGCCGTTATTCGTCCAAATCAGCAATCCGTCCTCTGTTACATACGGAACGTAACACACGCCGTCTTTACCGTCAGCTCCGTCCTTTCCGTCTTTGCCGTCGTTTCCGCCTGCATAGATACAGCTGTCAATGTGCTTCTTTTTCTCTTTGCTATATATAAACCAATTGCCATTATCACCGATGTACGGTGTTTCTATTGAGTTTATAAGCTGAGTGTACACATCGGGTGTCGGCTCGGACGGTGTTTTGCCCTCACAATATCCGCTCTTTAATACGTTAATAACAATCTTGTTCGCTGTTATTCTGTCACCGCCAACCACAGACACCGTGAAATGCGGATTGTTTATAACTTCCCACGGAACAAGGCAAGTATCTTCTTCTAAAATAACTTCATAGCTTTCACCGCTTGCAGATGTGAATAACGCTGTTTTCTTTACATCTTTCCAATCATCGCTGAAGCTAAATGCACAAGTTAAATAATTTCTTGACTTTTCAACAACTTCGTTATTATCAAGTCGTGTTATTTTTTGATTATTCACCCCAAATAGCAGCTGCACTTGTATCACTCTCCTCTAATCCTTTAATTCCGCCGTATGTTACATTCACGTCTGTAAATTGAGCGACAAAACCTCTATCTACTCGTTTCGCAATAGGTGTTTTTATATCCACAACATACGCCCCTGCTTGATACATTTTGTATCTTAGTTGGTCAGGGTTTATATCACGTCCGATTTTTGATGTTTGCCATAGAATATAATCATTGACCGCCTTTTCAACGTCTGCTTGTATCTTAGTCGCCGATATGCTGTCCTCTTCGCTGATATAATACGTTGCTTCAATTGTGGTAGGCACGCCATAAGCTTTATATACTTTCACATCGTCCGTCAAAGGTCTTGCCGTCTTTGCACTACAAGCATTAAGAACGTCCGTGATAACTTCGTCGTCACTCTCAGGCACTACACCGTTTGCTTTGAGCACGGTTATAATAACTTGCCCTGCTGTGTAGCTAAATACATCAACATCGCCCACATTCGGATTTGCGGATAATGCCAAATATCTATAAGCTTCTTCCGCTCCTGCTGTTGAGAATGAAAACGGTGCAATTCTTATTCTTTCCTTAAAATCATCGTCCGTTTCAACCTCTCTGCCGTCTGTACTTACAGTAGTGTTAACCACCGCCCCGACATAAGGAACGCCGTCAACAAGCTTCGATATTTGACCCTCGATAAAGCCGTTTCCTGCTTCCCCCTTAATAGTCGCTGTCGCTGTCACCGTGCCGTCCGTGCTACCACTCGGAATAATAAGCGTTTCGTCTGTTGCAAAAAATATCTTGCCGTCTGCCGTCGCTCTCGTTCCCTGTGGTATTTCTACCGCTGTCGCCTGAGCACTCGATAAAGTGAATTTTAGTGTAACTGTTGACGGCTCTTCGTCAAGTCTTGTCACGCCTAATAATTCGCCTAATGCATCAAGTGCTACACCGTAAGAAAAGCGTAATAGATTACCCTTTCCTGTAATGTTGATGTTGTTAGTCGCTATGACTAACGCATACGCTATACCCTGCAAGATATGACGTGTTGCATCGCCGACGGTTAATGTGTCGCCTGTAAACCTTTCATAATGACTTATCAGGCTTTTTTCAATTTTTTCGCCGTCTACCTCGACGAAATTAAATTCATTCAATATTGCACACCGCCTTTACAATAAAATCACCCGTAACCGCCCCGTTATATACGTCAACGCTTATCAGCTCCACGCCTTTTACATTGTCGTTTATAACCTCGGTTATTTCGTTAATAAGGGCAGGCTTGATAAGTGTTATCGGCTTGTCAATAAATTCATCGGATAAGCCTATGTTACGCAAAAACGGGATTTCGCCTTTGCGTGTTCTTAATATATTCGCTACCTGATTAATTTTCTTTTCCGCTTCGGTTTCGGCTTTCCAATTAATCGCATCGTCGCTTGTTATCTCATATATCAATTAAATTCCCCCCTTATTTATCCTTTTTATACCCCTCTTTCGTCCACTCGGAAAAGCTCAAACTTAGCACGGCTTTTGTATAAACGCCGTCCTGCCCGTAGGTGAGTTCGTCAAAACTTACATCTTTCAACAACATTTTCCCTGCACCCCACGTCTTATTACCAAGTGTTAAATATTCGGGTATCTTTGACCTTAATTTTACAAACCACCAATCAATTTCACTTTGAACGTCACAATAAGGATATAAGAGCGTGATTTTAAATGATATTGACAGCTCTTTCAAGCCTTTAATATATGTTGCAGGCTTACCGCCGTCTGTTTCTTGCATTTCTATGTTCAGGCTTTCGCTTCCACTTATGCCGTCAGGCGTGTAAATTCTTTTCGGATTTACTTCGAAAATCTTGTTGCCAAATGCTCCAATACTCATTCGCTATCTTACCCCCTTATCCTGTTAATGTTGAACATACAATCGTTATTCGTGGTATCGAATATACATTCATTCACATACCACTTCCCATTGTTGCCCTCGCTAAATTCCGAAAGGTTTAAAACGCTTCCGCACGCAAAATTATCAGCGTTCTTTACCCTCAAAATTCCGCATTGAATGAAATTGTTATTGTGTCTCAAAATGTTTTTTGAAAAGCGTTCCGCCTGTCCTTGATTATCAACCCTAATAATCAGGGTGTCGCTTCCACCGTCAACATCTTCCGCCTTTGACGTATATTCTATAAGCTCACGCTTTGAAATATCGTAATACTTAACTGTCAATGCCGAAAGTGGAGCGTTTTGGTCGTCAAACTCGTAAAAATTACAATCCGACGGCGTTATCGTTCCGCTTGCATCTGCGAAATATAAGGATTTTTCGTCATAGATAATAATGTTTTCATTGTATAACTTGACATTGTAACCCTCACGTGAACACATTTCACACATAAATTCAAGGTCTGTTTTGTTTTTTTGCGATACCGATTTATAAGTATAATCGGTAAAGCCGTAAAATTGCACTTTAAAGCCTAAACCATTCGATACATCGCTTATTATCTCGGATAGCTTAACGTCACGCCATATCCTGTTTTTACGCTTCTTCGCCGTTGTCGGTGTTGATAGTAGTATAAGGGTATAGCTTTTGTTGTCGCTTGATATTCCGTTGATGAACATTACGCCACTATCGGAATACCCGTGCTTAACCCTCACTTTATCGTTGTATTGTGGTTTCCACTCTTGCCATAGCTTGCCACCGTTTGCGAATGTTAGCTTGCAATAATCTTGTTTTCCGCCGTTGCTGTCGGTCATAATACAAGATGTCACCGTTATGCTTTTCGTAATATCTACACCGCTATAAATGACCTGAGTAGGCATAGCTTACACCCCCTGTTTCCACGGTGGTAAGCTGCTTATTTTTTCGGCTTCAAGCTGTGGGATATTCAGGTATATTCCCTCGTCGAATATCAGCACGTCCGAATATTCGGGATTTGCATTTATTAAATCCGCCACCTTGTAAGGCGTGCCATATTCTGCAAGGCTTATTAAATCCCACGTTTCGCCTTGTTTCGTTTTATGCATTTTATGCATTTTATGCAAAACTTACACGCCCTTTCTTCCTGAAATATGCATCCATTTTACGCTCAAACTCTGCTTCGCTGTCCCTTATAGCTTGTAATACATCTGCACCGCTTCCGCCGTGTACAACGGGTGCAAACGTGATATTTACACCGCCGACAGTTCCACCGCTGACGTGACTTGCTGCTTCTGCAAGTAATGCCCTGTTTCTCGGTGTGTTGCCGTGTGGGACGATTGTTTCAGGTGCATCGCCGACAATAGCAAGTTCAGGTCTTGTTATCGTACCACCCGATGCATACGCTTTAACTTTATTCCCGTTCCCACCGCCACCTGCAAGGTTTTTAATTCCGCTTATCAATCCACCGCCGATACCCTTAACAATATCAATACCGACTTGCAACCAATTTGTTGACATTATCGTTCTAATGATTGCATCTACAAGTAGTGGGATAGCCGCTACAAGTTGTGGAATTGCCTGTATCAATCCACCTGCTAACGTTACGACAAGTTCAACGGCAACTTGTATAATTTGTGGTAGATTTTGAAGAATACCTTGTAACAACATTTCAATCAACTGAATAGCAGCTTGTATAATCTGTGGTAACATAATTGTAATACCTTGTACTAATGATGTAATAAGTTGCATACCCGATTGTAATATTGTAGGCAAATTCTGTATTAACCCCTGTGCTAACATCATAATTACATCAATGGCGACTTGCAATATGAACGGTAACATAGTTATAATGCCCTGTGCTAACGATGTTATTAACTCTATTCCTGCGGATAGAAATTCAGGCAAATGCGATGATACACTACTTATGAACATCTTAACCGCACTTTTCAGGTTTTGAATTATTGTAGGCAATGATGCCGTTATGCCACTTGCTAAGGATTGCATAGCTTCCGTCCCGACAGGCATAAATTGCACCGCCATAACCGCCAACATTCTTATAAGCTTACCCACTAAGTCAGGTATCATTGATATTAAGCTACCGCCTAATTGTGCCACGCTACCGACTAAATCGGGTAACACTTCCATAAGAAGCGTAGGAATTTCTTGCACGATTATAGGTACAACCTCTGTGACTAACTTTCCTATTCCCTGTATTGAGCTTTTTATAGCAGGCATAATATTTTTTCCGAATGTCTTAACGGAGTCAATCAAGTTTTCCAAATACATTCCGAAATTACCGTCATTTGATACCAACGCCGTCAACATATTTTGCCACGCCGATTTCATCATACTTGTAGAGCCTTGTATGGTCGAAGCCGCTTCTTTAGCTGTCGTGCCTGTGATACCCATTTCGGTTTGTACGGCGTGAATAGCCTTAACAACATTACCGAAAGACATATCATTTGCTTTAACGCTCTTGTCTAATGCAGCAGCTTCTTTTATCAATCGTTGCATTTCTGTTTTCGTACCACCGTAGCCTAATTTGCAATATGTTATCTACATCTTCCTTTAACTTCAACTTATAAATGTAGGTCAGACTATCGCACCACCTTTGACAAGGTGTTTTCTCGTTTAGTCGTTCAGGCTGTATTTAAACTTGCCCCCTGTTGTCCTGTTGATAGGAGTTCCAAGTCAATTAGAGAAAATTCGCATTTGCGGTTTATGTATTATGCCGCAATGCCCCCAACATTAAGGTTATCAAGCATACCGTAGTTACCTCTTGCAAGGGACTGATATGTGTTCATAATGCTATCCATATCCGTTCCCATTTTAGCGGCGTTATCCGCCATATCAATTACAGCTTGATTTGCATAATCAGCCGCCTTTGCGGTGTCACCGCCTAAGCTCTGCAATAACGAAGCCGAAAACGATGTTGCCGTTTCCATATACTTATTTGCGGAAAGTCCTGCCGTCTTATACGCTTCTGCTGCATATTGTTGCACTTTCCCTGAGCTTTCCTTGAACAACGTATCAACACCGCCGACTAATTGTTCATAGTTAGAATAGCTTTCAATAGCACTTTTGGAAAGGGCGACAACGCCTGCCGCTGCTGCTGCACTTGCAGCTAAAGTCGCCTTGCCTATTGTTTTTGTCGCACTTGCAAGTTTAGAAGATGTTTGAGATAAAGCCGTTCCTAAGCTTTTGGCAATTTTACCACCTATGATAATATTGGTTTTAAAGTCTTTTGCCACATTATCACCTCTTTTTATTCTCTTCTTCCTGTGCTTTTTTCACTTCTTGCTTGTATTCAATCAAGCAATCATATAAGTCAAATAACTCATCAATTGGCATACGCTTACATTCTGCATAGCTTGTTGATGTATTTGCGGTAATTATTACTGCGTATTGACTTATGGTATGAAATGAGACTATTCCTCCGTGTCGTCGAGAAAAAAATCACGGACTACTCGGGTACATCTTGCGTAATCTTTCGCTCCAAGCCTGTTCATATCCGCAACGTCTAACCCTGCTGAAATAGCAAATAACGCCGCCTGATAATTACAATCAACTTCAACAGATGTTACAGGCACAATTCCAAGTTTATTTAATTCTCTTGTAGCTTTCTGTATATCGTCCCCTGTTAATGCATCAAGGTCATAAGAAAGAGATGTCTTTTCTTCACCGTCAACCTTGATAGGCTTTTTCAATTCTATAATTGCCATTTTGAATACTCCTTTTTATTTTTTTTTGGAAGAGAAACACCCCTTTTAGAGTGCTTCTCTTATCGCTTTTGCGTAATCAACGCCGTTAATAATGAATACATTATTGAGCTTATCAATCTCGATAAGGACTTCGCCATTCTGTATATGCTTGAAATACAATACTTCAAGCGGTAAAGTGCTTTCGTTGTTTGAGTTCGTCTCGATATTACCTAAATCAATACTCTTTGGCACGCCCTTGATAATATCCTTATTCGCACAAGTAGAAATCTTCGATGTCGCTGTATCTAATACATCTGATACCCATCTAACCTCTAATTCCTGTGTTTCCTGACCAAATAACTCAATAGCCTTTTTATTTGCCGATTTGAAGCTGATTTCGTATTGCATAGCTGCAATCTGTGCAAGAGTTGGTAAGTCGATTTCACCCATAATGCCTGCACCCTTGATTGTGTCCGAAAGAGTTTCAATAGACGGTCTTTTAAGGCTTGTTGTGTCGGCGATAAACTCCGACTTGCCGTTTTTGCGGTCGTATATTGAATACTGAATTGTCTTATTAGTGTGCTTCATTATGCTTCACCCCCTGCGGTTAGTGTTGAGATGCCCTCTGTTGTGTAATGAGTTCTAAATTTAAGGCTCTTTGCGTTCGGTGTATTTGTGCTTGATACGTCAAATACAAAGTCACCGCTTACCATATCCTTTACGCTGTTGTTATCCTCGATGAAGTAGATTTTTGCGTGAAGTAATTTACCCTCATTTACAAGGCTGTTGAGCCATTGCTGAACACTTGCGATAATGCTGTCGATGTCACGTCTTGAAATCGGATTGTCAACGGCATCAATATAATCATACTGAAGCTTATTAAGCATATAATGCTTCATTCTTATGCTTGCATCTTGTAAATGCTCAGGGTCAATATTGCCCTCATTCACATAGTTGTAATTAGCGTTACAACCGCCCCATAAACGCATTTCACCTCTCACAACATTTACAGTTGTCAAGCCGTTTGCGTTCGCTGTGTTCGCCGATGTCTCGTTGATATAAAGTTGTGTGCCGTCCTCTAATACCGCTGCATCTGCATAAATCTTCTTATTAGACGGTGATATATAAGGAACGCCCCCTGCTTCTGTGTCGGTCTGTTGCATATCCACGATACACATTGTTGATAAATGGTAAATTCTATTTTGATACTTAACCATAGGGAAGCACACTTTTTCCATAATGCTGTTGCACATTCTTGTCTGCTTCATACTTACCGCCTTTGCAATAGTATCAATGCCTGAATTTGCTTCGATATCTGTAACCACATCAAGATACCATTTATTTGCAACCTTTGCACTTGCCTTTTCAATCATTAAATCGTGATATTCTTTCTTAGTGCTGTAATGTGGTGCTCCCATTACTGTTGGTATCTTATTCAGCATAACCTCACAAATATCAAGAGCCTTTAACGCTTCCGCAAATACGGTTGTTGAAATGATTGTGTCCGATGTGTCAATCTTTCTGTATGTTGCTGTTATACTCATATAAGCATAATCGCTCTTAGTGATATTTACCTTGATTTTGCCGTCTGTATAAGTCAATGTGTAGTCCGTTCCTGCTGTAAGCTCTGCAAGTGCTACGGTCTCAATAATCGCTGATGCATCGTCGATATAGCCTATCTTATTTCCCATTGTTCCCGAAAGTGTGACCGTTGTTTCTGTGTCCACTTCCGTTCTCTTAGTCGGGTCTGCCATATTGATTACAATAATCGGTGCAATCGGCTTAACACCGTTCATAAAATGAGCATAAACGGCTTCCATAAGTGTAAATGTCTTAAAATTGTCCGAAATGCCTAACTTTGTTTTCGCATCGTTAAACCCTGTTACAAGTATAGGCTTATTGATATAGCTGTCGTACTTGTAATCTGCGACGTTTTCAACATTGTTTTGATGTATCGGTGCTGTTCCGATATATACAGGGATAGTCCCGATTGAATTTATCGCCTTTTTCCCTGCATATGCGGAATGTTCACCATATACGCCGTGTAAAAATGACATTATAATACCCCCTCTTCAAAATTGTAATTATTTGTTGGTATATCTGCTTTGAATTTAATATATCCGTACCAATACGGGAACGGTGCATCTACATCATACGTTCCGTATGTTATAGGCTTTCGGATTGTTCCGCTACCGTTAACCGTTGCGTTTCTCAATAAAGCTTGTTTTGTCAACTCTATTGCATTTAACAAATCAATATAGCCGTTGCCGTCAGGTACTTCGGTTTTGTTTTCCTCTGCGTTAAGATAATATCCGCCACCATACGTTGCTATCGTGATACGAATATCAAGTGTGTTATCCTCAACATCGTCCTCAGCATTGTCAAGCTCGATAGCGAGAAAAGGTACGGTAAATCCTTTCGGGTTAAAGTTCTCATTTGGCAAGTGCATAATATAGCAATTCGGATTGACATATTCTTCGTCATTTTCCGATTGCAATAAAAGTGTTGAACATATTTCGCTTTCAATGTATTTTTTCAAACTTTTTAAAAAATCTAATGCCGTCATTCCGCTTTACCCCCTTATAGATTTTTAAACCTACGGTCTAACTCGTGATTTATACGCTTTTGTAGCATTTCCTGTCCCTTTTCCTGTGTCTTTGTTATTACGCTTTCGTGACTTGCCATATGAGCTACCGATATAGTTTTCAGCACTCGGCTTATCTGTCGGCTTCCGCTGTGTCTTTGTGCGATTTGAGTTCCGCCCTTTATCGTCTGCACGAAATTGTAACGGCTCATTTTTTTCGCTCCACCCTTTAACACCTTAACAGAAACATAACCCGTCATTTTGCCTTTTTTATTTCTTCTCGGTTGTTTACCCGATATGAAACGATACAATGTAAGATAGCTACCACGAACATTAATGCTTGCGTTCGGGTTTCCGAAGTTTGCTTTTTTCACCTTGATAAGGTTGTTACTTCTTTCACCCTTATAAGCACTTCCGCCACTTAAATTACCTTTTTTCATGTTGTATCTTTGCGTTATGTTTCTCTGTAATTCGGTATTCGCTGTTGCTATTGCACGATTTGTCGCTGCAACGCACGCCTTTTTTGCAAGGTCAGGACTTTTTCTAAAAGCTTTGTTAAGCCTTTTCATATCCTGCTCGTCAAATTTAAGGCTTATATTCGACATATCAACGCCCACCCCCTGCATACTGTAATGTAATTTCATACATTCCCGAATTTGTAACAACATTCGTAACTATGCAAGGCTTGCCGTCAAACATAATAGCATCATTCCCTTTAGGCTCTTTCTTAACATTCGGAATTTTCTTAAATTCTGTCGCCGAAATGAAAAAGAGTATGTCACCTAATACAACACCGTCAAAATCTGTATAAGCCTTTTGCGATAATCTGTCATTATCAATATTAACTATCACGGAAACGCCGTTTATCGTTACAGTTTCGCTAAATTCCTTTTCGTTTTTGAAAATTTGTTCGATGTCTTTTGTGATATACTCTTTAAACATTGTTTTATACCTCTTTGTAGTTATTGCGGAAAGTCTGTTGCAGGTCTATCCGCATTCATTATAGTTGCGATTATGTCAGCTTTCTTTGCCTTTTCATCAACCTTAACGCCAATATCGTCAGCATATGCGATAAGCTCAGCCTTTGTCATTTCATCAAGGTCTTTTTCTCTGTCGGTTTCATCGGTAGAATTGTCTGTTGATGCACCCGACAACAACTCGCAAAGTCCGTCGTTGCAAAGTCTTTCAGCGTTAGAGCTGTCAATATCATCAATGACAGCTCCAATGCCTAATACTTCGCCTTTGTGGCTGACATATCCGCTGATTACCTTAATTTTCATTACTCTGTTGCTGATACTGTACCAACAAACCAACTGTCTACCTCAGTTGGAATAGGTAATGGTCTTGAATTAAGTGTAAGAATTCTACCGTCAGGCTCTTTTGTTATCCAACTGTCGGCAGCTCTTGTCGCTTCTACTGAGTAGAAGTCTCTTGTATCAGGATTTGTGAATGTTAATGCACCGTATTCAATGCTAAAGTCAACATTTGTTGATGCAAGCATTATCTTACCCTTTGGCATTATAGACTTCTCAACAGGCACAAGCGGATTTGTCCAATCGTCCATATACCACTCATCGTAAACATAGATGTCAACACCTACGTCCTTGATGTGACCGCAATATGTTAAGTTCTCGCTTTCTACCTTTGGTGAAATAAGAAGATTTAAGAAATGAATATTGTTAAGATAGCCTAACTCCGTACATCTCTTAATAAATGCATCATATGCTGAACGCTCCATAACACAGATGTTCGGCTTTCTGTAACCGTTCTTCATACATTGTAAAGCAAATCCCTTAAGGTCTGCAACAGGGTCAGCTGTTGAGCCGTCTGCATCCCATAATGATGTTACAGTAGCCTTATTTGTGAAGCCGAAATCAATAGTATAATCAACGCCCTCACCCTTAACCTTAACCACGCCGTCAAGCATAGCCTGAGCACAAGCGATTTCCTCACGTCTTGCAATCTGATTGTCGAAATCCTTAAGTGTCTTAAGTAATTCCTTGTATGCTCTTTCCTGTGGAGTGATACCGCTGTAAAGATTTTCGCCAAATCCACGCTTAATAATGTCGCCGATTGTTGTAACGTCCTTTACCTTTACAAGTGGTGTTTCAAAATCCTCTGTTGCATAGCCGATTTTCTTTGTAACTCCTGATGCTGTGTTCTCGCTCACATAAGGTGCTACTCGTCTCTTGCCCTTATAAAAATCAACTCTTACCTTTGTTGTTGGATTTGTATTTCGTGTTTTGAAAAATGTGTCCTTGAAAAACGATGCAGGAGTTGGTAATACGCTGACCGCTTTTGCAAGAATTTCAGGTGTGAAAATATCAATTGCCATTTTTTATTCCCCCTTTTTTTATCTTGTAGCTACAAGGATAATTCCCATTGAAGCAAGCACATATTCACTTACGACAGATGCCTGCTCTGTCACCTTATCCTTTGCAAACTTACCCTTGAAATATCCAAGGCTCTTGCTTGCACCCTCTGTTGTTTCGATGTCCTCGGAAGCTACACAATATACCTTACCGATTGTAGCTCCTGCTGTGTCCTTTACAAACTTATCGTCCGATGCAATAAGTAAATCGCCACGCTTGATATTCTGTCCTGCTGATATTGTGATTTCAAGTGCATCGCACTCGCCCACTACAAGACCGTCATAATCAAATACTTCTCTTGACATAACTTTAACCCCCTTTTTTATCTCTTGAACATTGTTGAAGCGATATTGTCAATCGCATCAAGTTCAGCTTTCATTTCAGCATTTTTCTTGTCGCCCTCTGTTTGCACGCCACCGTTTGCTGTGCCTGTCACGGCGTTTGCACCCTGAGCATCTGCTGCAAGTGCATTGATAACAGTTTTGTTGACAAATTTGCCCTCTTTCATAGCCTTATACGCTACCGCTTCGGCTGTGTCGAATGTTTCATACTTTGCAGCGTTAAGAAATTCGCCGTCAACAGTATTTCCAAGCTCGTCAATAGCCTGTAATCTCGCACGCTCTGCCTTTGCACCCTCGTTTCTTGCTGTTTCCTGTAATTCATTCACGAAATCAGGAAAAGCTAACGCTAACTCTGTTGCATTCTTAAACTCCATTTCTTTTACCCCTTTCTTGTTAGAAATTGAATTATTTTTTAAAATGTTTTTAACATTGAAAGCCTTATTTTTCAGTTCCTCAGGAACATTTGTAAATGCTGCGAATTTATATGTTACGCCGTTTACGATAAACTCATCGTCGTCGCTTTCGCCCTCGCCCTCTTTCGGCTCAACATCAACATCTGCGAAAAGAAGTTCATCAGCAAATCCCTTTTCGACAGCTTCATCGCCTGTAAACCACGTTTCATTTGTCATAAGCTGTTCGATTTTCTGTTTGTCAATGCCTGTCTTTTCAACGTATGCATTTACGATGCCTGCCTTAATCTTGTTCAATGTATGTTGTAGCTTCTTTAAATCCGTCGCCTGATAATACCCGAATAAGAATGTTAATGGGTCGTGTATCATCATATAAGCACTTGACGGAATAGCGATACTTTCGCACGCCATAGCGATTTGCACGGCTGCACTCGCACATATGCCGTCAATCTTACAAGTGATTTTCTTACCCTTTGCACGCTCGTCCTTAATTACTGTTGCAATACTTTCAGCAGCGAATACATCGCCCCCGTTACTGTTAATACGAACACAGATATTATTTGCCGTCACGGCTGATAATTCGTCACGGAAAGCCGTTGGTGTTACCTCTGTACCCTTTTCACCCGTCCATAAGTTCGTACTTGTCTTTGTCGCAATTTCGTCATATATCATCAAATCAACGTTATCGTCGTCAATCTGTGATATGTTCCAAAACTTTTTCAAAAATTTCGACATTTACTTACCCCCTTTTACGTTTACATTCTCAATGCCCTGTGCATCTGCAAGCATTTGATTTTCACGCTTCAACTGTTTAGCGTTCTTGATATAGTCGCCGCCTGTCAATCCCATTGTTTCCTCTTCACGAGTAGAGAAGCCGTTTTCAACTCTCATTTTCGCCGCCTGCACTTCCTTAACAGGGTCAACCATTCCCATAGCTGCACCGTTCCAATCAGCACCGCTCCACGCCTTTTTTATCACCGCATCGGTGAAAAATCCGTCTGCCTTAATTCTGCCTAATGCGATAGCTTCTGTCAGGAATAATTCATATACAGGCTGACAAAATTCTTTTGACAACCACTCACGGCGTTTACGGAACATTTTCCACGCTTCAAGCAATGCTGCACGGCTTGCAGAATAACTACTTGTAAATGATTTTAAAAGTAATTCCTGTGGAATTTCCAATGCACTACCGATATTCTTACAAAGAGAATTAACAAAGGCATCAAATGCTGTGTTCGGTCTTTTCGGGTCTGCTATTTCTATTTTTTCGCCCTCATTAAGAGTTACAATAGCACCATTTCCAAGCTGATAGTCGTTTACATCATCGTCAACGCTCTGCGTGTCATTCGGATAGCCTTGCCCTAATGCATTTTCCGTACTCGGTGCATCTGTTGTTACGAACACCGTAAACATTCCCGATATTACCGCCGCCATAAGTTCCGCATCGGTATATCTCTTTAACTGTTTCAGTTCTTCAATAACGGGTGCAAGCATAGGCACGCCACGTCTTTGTTCGGCTCTTTCAGCTTCAAAAATGTGTATAAGGTTTTGTCTGCCTGATAATGCACCGTACATTTCAACCCTTTTCCACTCTAACGGCTTATTGTTTTCAAATCCGCCGTTATATGGATATTGATTACAAATCCAATATGCTACCGTCGCACCGTTATCGTCAACCTCAACGCCTGTATATATCTTGTTTCCGTTTTGCGGATTTACGCCTATGTTCAAGCCGTCGCTATAACCCATTGAATTAGTGTGTGGCGTGCATACTCTGTCGCCCTCTATAAGTTGCAGGCGTAAACCGTAAGGCATAGCAGGCGTACGCTCTGCGTATTTGTTCAAGCAAAAACCGTCACCGTTTAACAGCTGAGCCATAAATATTACGCCTTGCATTTCATAAAAGCTGTTAAGCCTTAACGCATCGCATCGGCGACTACTCGCCCATAAGTCAAACTCACGTTCAACATTTGCTTCCCACTCTTCCGCTTCTTCTTCGGTCATTCCTAAAAACTCATAGTCGATACGGCTTTTGAGTTTCAATCCACTACCGACAACATTCGTTACTGTGGTCTTGATTGCACTTGTCGCAATAGGTGCTGTCATATAAAGGCTTCGGCTTCGGCTTACAAGCGTTCCGTGATTTGCATCTATGTCCTGCAACGGTGATTTACTTGTTGCCGTAAAGCCACGCATCGACTTTTTATGATGACTTGCACCGCCGTCCCCGTAACCGCTGTTTAATATTTTCATCGTTCGCCTTGCAGCTTCCCTCTTGACAGCGTGAACAGGAGCGAAAAGCTCAACCGTCTTATCAATAAAGTTCAATTCATTTCACCCCCTTGCCCTTATACATCACGAGGTACGCCACCCATTACTCGCATCTTACCTTTTCCGTTCGCTTTTGCTTCTTCGATTGTTACTTGCTTTTCCAAGTAGTCAATCATTTCCTTAACCTCTGCAAGATTTGCCCTTGTAAGGTTACGGCTACCTAACGAATAGGATTGTGCTCCGTTCAGGATAGCTTCTTCTGCCTGATAGTACATTTCAAGTCGCTGTTTGTACTTTTCAAGTCTTGAATTTGCCACATTTACACCCCTTTTCAAACAAAAAAGCACCCTTTTACACCGTTTTATAAGTGTGAAAAGGTGCTCAAAGGCACTCAAATACTATATTTTTTATATTTTTATGCTGTTATCTGTACTACATCTGTTACATCTAACAACAATTATATCACATTTGTTGCGTTTGTCAATACCTTTTTTTAAAATTTTAAACAGCAATTTACCACAATTTTTACAACGGACTTCAACATTTATCATTTTTTCTGTACTTTTTACCATACTTCTACCCCTTTTGAAACCCGTTTTTTTCGTGGTTTTGGTGCTATTGTTGTTGTTTGTGTTCCGTTTAATCTACTTGCAATCATATCGAAATTCGGATTTAATATTTCAATCGCCGCCGTAGCGTAGTTTCGTATATCGAACGGCTCATTTCTCGCACCGCTTGAACGCTTAACCCAATTTATTACGGTACGCCCTTTGACCGTCCTGACCTCTCTATACTCTGCCGTCAAGCCTAAAAAATATTGCTCGTCATATCCCTTGTTTGTTTCTGTCGGGAAATGGCAATAACCAACATCTGTATCAAAGTTCTGTTTTAGTCGGCTTGATAATGTGTCCTTGCCTACGTCAACACCGATAAGGAATAACCACGCCCCTGCATCGTTACGGCGATTTGGTCTTTTGATGAAAGGAATACCACTTCCGCCCTGACCTTTAATCGCCCATACCCTACGGCTTTCACGCTCTTTGCAATACTTGTAAACTTCCTGAGTATGATGTCCGCCACTATCTATACAAGTCGTCATTACTTCCATTTGCAAGCCGTCAGCACGTTCATATTTTGCAAATATCGCATCGTCAAGCTGTTTCCAAACTTCCACACCGCCCGTGTCACCCATAAGCACGCCGTACTTGATGCCCCACGATTGAAAGTCTTTGCCCCACCCGACAATCTCATATTCAAGACGGTTGTCTTGCACGTCCACGCCACAGGTAAGCACTAACACATCTTTCGGGACTTCACAGTTATAAGTGATACGGCGTTTTAAAAGAATTTCGTTGATGTCAATGTCGCCCTCTTCTTCCCACGGCTTACCCATTGCCGTATTAGTCCATACTTTCAGCATCTCAACGCCCTGTCGCTTTGCTTCAAGGAAGTCAACCGCTATTTCGTCCCAATGCTTCCACGGTGAGCATAGTTCGTTCAGGTGGAAACCACGCTTATTCTTAATGTGTGGGTTTTGTGCTATCCACTTTATAGGCTGTCGCTTCCACACATTTTCTTTATTGATAACGCCACAATGCTTACATACATATCCAACGTTTTTTACGTCTATATCACCGCTTGTATGTTCGAATTTTAGCTGTTCCCATACATAAGGCTGATACTCACCACATTCAGGGCAAGCTACGTTAAGCACTTCGGCTGAGCTTGTTTCGTATTCTTTGTCAATCTTACTTGCACCCTTAATTGTTGGAGTGCTACACATTACGATTTTCCTGTTCCAAAACGTTGTAGTTCTCTTAATAGCAAGCTGTGCAGGGTCGCCCTCGCTTCCTGCTGAAATCGGGAAACGGTCAACTTCGTCCATAAGCAGAACACGAATAGGTCTTGATGCTAACTTTGCAGGCGTATTCGCACCTATCAACGTCAAATGACCGCCCCTGAAACGCTTATGTAATATTGTGTTTCCGCTGTCACGGCTCTTGCTATCTGCTACCTTTGCATTTAATGTCGGGCAATCTCTAATCATCGGAGCTATACGGTCATTTGAATATGCCTTTGCCATATCCTCAGTAGGCTGCACAAACAAAATCGGTGCAGGGTCATAGTCTATGTAATACCCTAATGTATTATTCAGTATTTCGGATTTGCCGACCTGTGAAGATGTCATAAAAACTACTGTTTCAACATCATCATCGCTTACGGCGTTCATCATTTCACGCTGATATTCTGCTCTGCTTGTTTTCCATTGTCCTGCTTCTGCACTACTTTCCTTTGACAACTTACGGTATTTATCCGCCCACTCCGAAACGGTCATTTGTGGTGGTGTAGCAAATGCCTTTTTAATAACGGAAAAAGCGGTCAGCACTCTTTTTCGTGCTTCCGCTCTGCGTTTTAATTCCGTTTCCTTATCCGTCAGCTTCGCCATTTTCTGCAACCTCTTCATCGTCAAAATACAGATTTTTTTCAAACTTGTTTATATCAAAATCCGCTATCTCGTTCAACGCTTCCGCTACCTCTGCCCCTATCGCCTTTTTTATAACCGTTGCATCGTCAACGCCTACCAACTGTGGAGCAAGCTTTGTCGGAATGTTTAACAGTTTCGATTTTACCATTGTAGCAAAATCCGTCCACATTGATACAACATCTTTTGCAAAAAGTAGTTCCCTTTCCATTTGCAATATTTGTATTTCCGTTTTTCTCTTTTTCAGCTTGTCGTGCATTAACCCCTCTGCTTCTCTTGCAAGCTTGATTTTATCTATGCCCTGTTTTTCCTCTTTCTTTGTGTCCTTAATAAAATCAATATATCCGCTTACCGACTTTTTCAGGTCGTACCGTGCAGGCTTTGTCTTGCATATGATGCCCTCTTTTGCAAGCACCCTTATACGCCTATCCGATAAACCCAAATATTCACTTAGTTCAGCTTCGGTAACTTCGATTATTTTGTTTTCGGAATTGCCTGCTTTCTTTGGCACTCTGTACGCCCCCTTTTGCCGTTTCACGGCTCTTTTGTGTTTCCCGTTTTTATTGATAAACGCTTAATTTGCCCTATATGAGCGTTAATTTCGCAAGGTTAAAAAGGACGGCACTCGCTTCAAAAAAATTTCCCGTAACTAACGAAATCCTGGGCGTGCCAGCAAC